AGTGGAGATAGTGCTTGTTCCAAACGCTCTAGCAATGGACGCAATGAGTGTTGTACAAATGAAAGGTTCTGTGCTTCTACAGATGCATAAGACATAGCACCTTGTGAAGGATGACCTAATAGGCTTAGTGGGACACGGAATATTCTTGCAATGTCCTCCACATTAAAGCGTCTGACCTCAATGAGTTGTGCGTCTGCAGCGTTTAGCGTTAGTGGCTTAAATGCAGCACCACCAGAAAGAATACCAACTTTACCAGACATGTATGGTCCAGCATGTGATTCTTGCCAGTTAGTAGAAATGTCTCTTGCTTGATCTGGTGTTAATTCACCAGCAACTTCAATAACTCCACCAGGGTTTGATGCATTACCAAAATATGAAGCAGCATAAGTATCAGATGCTTGTGCAATACCAACAGACATACGGCAAGCACCAATTGGGCTTAAGCCATAATATGATCCTGGCATTCTAAATAGTGGAATATGTAGAAGTTCTCTATTTGTAAGAATCTTATCAAAGATACCTTTTTCTGTATCCTTAACTCTGTAAATAAGTGGCTCACCTGGAGCAAGTCTTTCAATTCTAATTTCATTTGGATTCAATACATATAGTTCTGTTACTTCATCATTATCATCTCGTACCGTCAAAATAAATGCGTTACCATGCAAGTGTAGAGAAGTAATTACTTGCTCAATAAATTCTAATCTTGTTGTTTCTGGATTTGGCTTATTAACCCACTCTGGAGTATAGTTATAAACTGATGCATATGAAAGACGATTACGGCCTCTGCGTACATAAGCACCCATAGGCAATGAAGCAATAGTATCTCCAAGCAATCTTACACATGAATAAACTGTAGATGTACGAATAGCAGACTCTGTATCAACATAGGTACCTGTATTGGCTACACCAAACAAAGGACGAGGTGGAATCAGTGGCAATATGTATTGACTGTTCATATCTCTGGCTTCTTCTGATGCCTTTAGTCTTTTAGATAGACTCATTTAATTACCCTTTTCCCTTAGTTAATTTTACCATGTTGCTATGCCTACTCGCTTCCAGGTATTTGTTGCTATGCAGATATATATATAGTCATTATCGTATGTGATTGTTCCTACTGTTCCCGTCGCAGTTGCAGAGGCTGGAGTCTTTGTAGTTAATTGCAAATCTCCATAAATACGAACAGATCCAGCATTTCCTCCTGCAGAGTCAAACTTACCCTTGATTAAAGGTGTTGCTGTATTTGTATTAGCAATATATAGGTTATCGTCTGAATTTTCATTCTGTCCCGCAGCATATCCAAGGAACACATTTCGTGATCCAGCATAGTTTGAACGACCAGCATTAAATCCAAGTGCTGTATTCTGACTTGCTGAAATTACTGTAGAAACAGGAATGCTAAATCCAGAACCTGCCAACAATCCTGCTGGTGCAGAGGCTGCTCTAATTGTAAGAATAGCATCAGGTCTTATTCCTTTACCACCATATGTCATGGTAACAGCAGTTACTGCTCCACCTGATACAGTAATATCTGCAATAGGCCAAGGGCCACCACCAACAGCAGTTTCATAAACCATTGTGTAGTTAACATTCAATGCAATACCTGTGTATGATCCATCTGTATAACCAGATCCTGCAGTTATTGCTCCAAGTGTTGCAGCAGCAGTTGTTGCTTCTCTTAATGTTTGAGATCCAACTGCAGTATTTTGCGTTCCAGTAACAGTATTAATTAATGATGAACCACCAAGTGCAAGAGTTCCAACACCAGTATACATTGCTGCAGCAGCAAAGTTTCCTATTGCAACAGTATTTACAACTGATTGTCCTGAAAATAATGAGTTAGTTCCCATTGTATTGTTAAAGTTATTTGTACCACCAGCAACTCCTGCCTGACTACCAACACCAATGGCATTGTTTTGAGCACCTGACACATTCTCAACAAGTGTCTGTAAACCAATAGCCACATTGTTAGAACCATCTGTATTATTTTCAAGAAGGAAACCACCAATAGCAATATTGTTTTCACCACTTGTATTTGATGTTAATATATTAGAGCCAAAGCCAGTGTTATTACTTGCAGTAGTAGAAACAGTAAGAACATTTGTACCAAGTGCAGCATTTCCATTACCTGTCATATTTGCTGTAAGAACATTTGTACCAAAGGCAATATTTCCATTACCAGTTGTGTTATTTCCTAATGCTTGATTTCCAATTGCAGAGTTAGCATCACCTATTGTATTATCTTGTAATGCATTTGCACCAATTGCAATATTGTTATCACCAGTTGTATTTGATTGAAGTGCTGAAGAACCAATAGCCGTATTATTTTGACCTGTAGTAGTAGCATTAAGTGCATTGTAGCCAATAGCAGTTGAATCACTTAATGTATAATTTGCAAGTGCACCAGTTCCAAGTGCTGTGTTGTTATTTCCAGTAACATTATCCTGTAAAGTGTTTGAGCCAATTGCAGTATTAGCAGAACCAGTAGTATTTAATTCTAATGAATTAACACCAATTGCAATATTATTTGCACCTGTTGTTGCAGAAGAAAGGTTGTCTGCATTACCAATACCAATATTAGCAGTACCACTACCTGTTCCTGTGCTAAGAAAAATATCATTATCAACAGTAATTCCACTTGTAAATGTTGGATTACCAGCATTTACTACGATTATATCTCCAGTACCAGTTTGATTTGCAGCATTGATACTTGATGTTCCTGCTGTAGATCTGATTGGTCCAGCAGTTAATTCAGGTCCCGTCGCACCTGTGGCACCAGTCGCACCTGTAGCACCTGTGGCACCAGTTGGTCCAGTATCACCTGTGGCTCCAGTTGGTCCTGTTGGACCAGTTGCTCCAGTAGCACCTACTGGCGATGTTGAATCTAATGATCCGTCACCCTTAACATACTGTGTTGAAAGTCCACCAGCAGTAATAAGACTGTTAGCAGTTAATGTTCCACCAATAGTTACAGTATTTGCTGAAAAATCTCCACCAATTAATGGAGTTGCTGAAGAACTGTTTTCAATATAAAGTTTGTCAGATCCAGTTTCATTAAGTCCTGATTGATAGCCAATAAATATATTATTTGAAGCACCTTCAGAGTTTAATCCTGATTGATAACCAATATAAGTATTATTTGAGCCATTGATAACATTGCCAGCAGCACTTCTACCAATTGCTGTATTAAAAGTTCCATTTAGTGCACTTACAGTTGCTACTGGAACAGAGAAACCTGAACCACCTACACCTAATGCTGTTGAAGTAACTAGTGTATAAACAGAACCAACTCTAATTCCTGATTTGTATCCTGTTAATGTTACTGATGTTACTGCACCACCTGATACAACAATTGTTGCAGGTGCAGGGAATAAGTATCTATGGTCTGGTCCTAAGTTAACTCCACTATATGTACCGTCAGTGTATCCTGAGCCACCTGTTATTGCTCCAAGTGTTACTACTGTAGAGGACAAAGAAGTTAACGCTAATTGTCCAATTGCAGTATTGCTTGATCCAAGAACATTCTGAGACATAGCATTTGGACCAAGAGCCATGTTAAAACTTCCAGTTGTGTTCATTCCCAAACTACCACTACCAAGGCCTACATTTGCAGTACCTGTAGTGTTTTCATATAAAGCGTTTGCACCTTGAGCATTGTTATTGTTACCTGATATATTTCTATATGCAGCAAAGGAACCCATAGCAACATTGTTAATACCTGTTGTATTGGATGCAAGAGCATTTGTTCCTACTGCAGTATTTTGAATACCTGTTGTGTTAACACTTAAAGAAGTAGCACCTATTGCAAGACTAGAAGTTGCAGTGCCAGTTCCTTTACTAATGTCTATTGTATCAACAGTTAATTTACTTGTAATTGCTGGATTGCCAGTGCTCATTACAAAGGTATCACCTGTGCCTGTTTGTGAAAATATACTTGATGTACCAGCAGATGAACGAATAGGGCCTGCTGTTAATTCAGGTCCTGTTGCACCAGTTGCACCTGTGGCACCAGTTGCTCCTGTATTACCCGTAACACCTGTAGGACCAGTATCACCAGTTACTCCTTGTGGGCCAGTGGCCCCAGTAGCACCAACGGGACCTGTTGAACCAGTAGCACCAGTATCACCAGTAACGCCTTGTGGCCCAGTAGCACCTGTTGCGCCAACGGCTCCTGTAACTCCTGTAACGCCTGTGGCTCCTTGAGGCCCTGTGGCTCCTGTACTTCCTGTGGCACCAACTGGGCCTGTCGCTCCCGTAGGGCCAACCACTCCTGCTGCAGTTACTGCAAAGATTAAGTCATGGTTGTTAGCAAAGTTAGTTGTTCCAGTTCCTGCTGATGTAATTAGTGTTGTTGGAATCTCAAAATATCCTGTTTGAGCAATAGGTGTTGCAGAGATAGTCCACTTTTGATAATTAGCAGAGTTAGTTTTGTCTTGTAAAATAATAATATCGTCTGTCTTTAGCAATGCTAAGAAGATATCAATATCAACGCCATCATTGTTTATATGGCTGACATTGATCTGTGTTGCAGAAACTTGTGTTGCATTGTTCCAAATAACATGTCCATTACCAGGATCTCCAGTTGTTGTTGAAGTGTCTGCTTGGTAGTCATAGTAGTTAGATGATCCACCATCTGCTCCTGTGGCTCCCGTCGCTCCTGTGGCACCAGTAGGTCCTGTCGCTCCAGTAACACCAACAGGTCCTGTTGAGCCTGTGGCTCCTGTGGCACCTGTATCTCCAGTAACACCAACGGGTCCAGTTGCACCTGTTACTCCAACTGCTCCTGTAACTCCAGTAGGTCCTACATCACCTGTAACACCTTGTGGGCCAGTAGAGCCTGTTGCTCCAACGGGTCCTGTAACACCAGTTACACCTGTTGCTCCTGCAGGGCCTGTACTTCCTGTACTTCCTGTAGGTCCAGTTAATCCTGTGTTTCCAGTTACGCCTTGCGGACCAGTTGGTCCAACATCACCAGTAACACCAGTAGGTCCAGTTGGTCCTGTATTTCCTGTAACTCCTGTAGGACCAGTTGCACCAGTAACGCCTGCTCCTGTTGGGCCAGTTGCTCCTGTACTTCCTGTTGGACCTGTAGAGCCAGTGGCTCCTGTTGCTCCAGGTGCTCCTGCTGGACCAGGTGCAGATACTTCAACAATGTTTAATTGTTCATTCACATTTACTTGATTAGACATTTGCTGTTACCTGAGCCCTTACTGTTATTTGACCTTGAATTAAACGAGTGATCTCAGAACCTGCTGTAAGTTCTAAATCATAAAGATAAAACCCTGCTGGTATCGCTTCTGTTTGTGTAACAGTTGCAAGAACAGCAATGCCTCCAGTTAAAGGAGTAATTGTTAGTCCACCATTAGATGTAGTTAGTGTCAAAACAGCATTAGATGTGAACTTTTCTCTAAGTTGCATACGAGCAGTATAACCAGTAAGATTAACTGGGTTTCCGTTGTAGTCTGTATAAACAATGTTTACAGTCCAAGTAGCCCCTTGATCAATTACTGTGTTATATATACCTGCAGTACCTGGCATCTTTTATTCCTTTTCCGTTACCCAAATTAAAAAGCCACCAAGAGCAATAAAACTAATTGGTGGGAATATCAAAAATAGACCGTATGTCGTAAGGCTTACTCCAACTATCTCTGTAGTTAGTGACCAATCTATATTTGGCTTCTTTAGTTTCATGATGCTCCTTATTTATTTAAATGAATAAAATCTTGGTACAGGCTGTTTAGGTGGTGCTGGTTGTGTGCTTCTATCATACCCAAAAATAGCAGCAACTGCTGCGTCAATCTTGCGTTTGTTATTAGCCTTAGATACCATTAGACCTCTTGATGAAGTCTTTGTTACACAGTTTGCAATGTGTCTTGCTAGTCTTGGATCTCCATCATGTGTGAAAGAACCGTTAACTACTGCTTCGTAAAACTTTTGAGTTGCAGGCACCATACGCTCTGCAGAGTTAGGATATGAAATCACAGGTAGACCTGCTTCATCTAGAACCATGAATGTTCTATTCCATCTTGCTGGGTCAAAGACAATTTCACGAACACTGAAATCTGGATTTCTGTAGTAATCAACAATTGTCTCTTCCACCTCTGCAACATTAACATGCCAGTTTGGATCAGGATCTACCTCTGGTATTTCCCATAATCCAATAATTTTAAGATGAGGCTTTTCGCCTCCAAGAAACCAACCAACAACTGCAGTTGCATCATTAGAGAAAGCACCATCAAAAGCAATTATAGCATCTTCTCCAGGAATATGCTCTCTGTCTTTAAGAGTAAGTGCCTCCCATAAATCAGAGTTGATCCATGATGCACCTGTACTTGTCCAGATATTCAAACGCTTAGTTTTAAATTCATTCTCTGGTGTAAGTGCTGCAGCAGACTGCATATCCTCTTCAGAAACGATATCTCCAAGGGAAGGATTGGCTAAAGCCCAGTTTGCTTCGTCCTTATAATTGAGTTTTTCGTCTCCCTGCCACCATGCAAAGAAGAAAGTAGGGTCTTCAATCTCGCCTTTTGTGAGTTGAATACCTCTATTGTACATAGAATAGCAGACAGAATCCTTACCAGAAGAGTCATATTTAGAGCCTGCTGTGGTAATTGCTACCAACATTGGCTCAGTTCTAGCACCCATAGACAGTGATAAAACATCATATAACTCTCTATTTGGCTGTGCATGTAACTCATCAAGTACGATAAATGTAGAGTTTAAACCTTCTTTTGTGTATGCATCAGAAGATAATGCTCTATAAACAGAT